CTGGTATCATGAGAAGATAGACGAATCGCGTGGAATTGGACTAGGACCGGATCACGATTGGAGTAGTCATGCTTCTGACGCCTTTGGATTAATGGCGGTAGCTCATCCATTGTTGATGGATAATCCTGAATATCAAAGAACAATTGATTATTCATATACTAATAGGGGTATCGTTTGAAAACGATTGTCAGCGTTGATTGGGATAGTAGATACTTATCCGTACAAGAATTGGGTAGTCATGGTCAATGCCCTTCCATGATTATAGAAGTAATTTTAGGGCCTTATTCAATTAAAGGAAATGATTTTATGTTTACGTTACCAAATGATAAAAATGCGCAACTCACTGTCACCGCTGTTGATGCCGATGGCAATCCAGCCAGTGTAGAAAATATTACTTACGCAAGTTCCAATCCTGAAGTAGCTACGGTTGATGAAACCGGTCTTGTCACTTCCGTTTCGCTTGGAACCGCACAGATTAACGTTACCGCTGACGCTGACTTGACCGAAGGCGTTACCGAACTCATTGGGCTATTGGAGATTGAGGTTGTATCAGGCCAGGCGGTAGCTTTTACGGTTGGCGCAACTTTGGTATAACCATTATGGCTAAGACGAAGAAATATCCAAAAGACAAAACCATGCCAATGCCTGGTAAACCTGGTAAACCATCTAAGAAAGGTTGTTAGAACTTGTCCCCGCTTGGTTATAACCTGTCCATATACGTATTTGTTATCAGCTTAGCCAGTGCGGGCGCATTCGTTAATTTTATTAATAGAAAGCATGGTTGTGTTCGTTGTACTTTAATAAGTTTAGTGGTGGATATTATAACGGCATCGTTTATAGGCATAATCGTATTTTGGATATGTGAGTCGTTAGCAATACCTGCATTACAATCAGCGGTATTTATTGGATTAAGCGGACATGTGGGTACAAGATTGATTTTCCAACTGGAATATTATTTGTTCAAAAAGATTGGTGTGGTTGAATCACTTGATCATGAAGTATGTGAAATTGACAAAGGTAAATCGGAATAATGGCGCGTACTACTAAAAAACTTACTGATGATGACATATTAGCCATTGTAACCAATGAACTTTCAATGGCTAACATCACCGTGCAAACGCCTCAGGATTTGATTGATCCTTTGAATTATTATCTTGGCAATCCAACGGGTACGGAGCAAGAAGGGCGAAGCGCGTTAATATCCACGGATGTGGCGGACGCCATTGAATGGATAATACCTCAAGTAATGAAGTCATTTACTCAAAATAATGAGGTGGTGATTTTTGATCCCGTATCACCGGATGACGAACGTCAAGCGGAACTTGAATCGGAGTTCGTCTATGACATTTTAATGAAGCAGAATGATGGGTTTATCTTAATACATCAATTTGTTAAAGACGCCCTGATGCAGCGCAATGGCATACTTAAAACGTATTATGAAGAACAAGAAACGGTAACAACGGAATCATATACGGGTTTATCACAAGAACAACTGCAAATGTTAGTGGCCGATAAATCAGTGGAAATTGTTAAATTATCGGAAATACAAGAATCTACTCCAGATGGTCAACCCTATTCATCTTATAACGTCAAAATTAAAATTACTACCCATATCGGTAAAATTTGCATTGATCCTGTTCCTCCTGAACAGTTTCGCGTTAGCAATCAGCATAATTCCATAGATTTAACCAACGCGCGTTTTTCATCTCATATTGTTACTAAATCAGTTTCCGATCTTATAGAAGAAGGTTATGATCCAGAGATCGTGCAAAACTTGGCACAAGCCGACTTACTCAGATCATCATATAGGTTTGGTGCGCAACATGAGAACACGCTCATACCGGCGACATTTGTTGATGATCAATCTTCAAAGCTGGTTGATGTATGCGAGTGCTTCCTTAAACTTGACATGGATGGAGATGGGATTGCCACGTTGATGAAAATCACTGTGGGTAACTCCATGCCGCCTACGGTTGTTCTATCAAAGGAAGAAGTTGATAGCAATCCTTGGACGGCATGTACCGCAATCATCATGTCCCATAAATTTAAAGGACTATCAATCTATGATCGACTGAAACAGATTCAAGATAATAAGACGGCGCTGCTTCGCAATATAATGGACAATTTATATTTGCAAAACAATCAACGCAATGTTGTTGTGGAAGGCCAGGTAAATATTGATGACATGCTTGTTAGTCGTCCTGGTGGTATTATTCGCGCAAAGCGAATAGATGCCATTACTCCATTACAAACTCCACAGATAGGTGATGCCGGATTTAATATGATGAACTATCTGGACGGTGTACGAGCTGGTCGCGTAGGCGTATCCGCTGATGGTAATGCTTCGCCACAGGATATTGGGGGAAGTTCCATTGGGTCGGAAGGCGTGGAACGCTTAATGAATGCCAAGGAAGAATTGGTAGGGTTAATTATTCGTGTTATTGCGGAAACCGGAATCAAACCACTCTGTACTAAAATACGTGATTTAGCAGTAAAACACTTGGATATCGTACAGGATTTTAAGTTCAAAGGGGAATGGGTACAGATCAATCCTTCATCTTGGAAGCCAAGGCAAAAATCCACCGTTCGAGTTGGTACGGGGAGTGGTGATCATAAAGCGCAGTTAGCGGCGGTAACTCAGATTGTCATGATGCAGAAGGAAATTATGCAGATGCCAGGACAAGCATTATGTAACCCTGGAAAAGTTTACAGCGCCTTGGACGATTTGTGCAAGTTCTCAGGCTTACAAGGGGCTACCCGCTACTTTATTGACCCTATTAGTCTAGAAGGACAACAAGCCACGCAACAATCCGCACAAGCACAGCAAGCTGAGGGACAAAAACAGGATGCAATGGCGCAAGAGCAAATCAGACAGCAAGCGGAGCTGGCAAAATCAGCTACTACCGCCGCACAGGCGCAGATGGACAATGTTTCTCTTAAAGGACAGATCGAACTTGCCAAGCATCAGAGGGAGATGGACAAAGCCACTGTGGTTACACAGATTGCGGCAATGCAAGCTAAAATGGATCAACAAGCCATGTTGCTTGATGCGATTAAAACAAAACATAAGGATGAGAATGATAAGGAAAAAATGCTATTGGATGCTACTCTTAAATTAACGGAGATAGAAGCCAATGCTAATGCGGATCAAGATGCTAATTTTATTGCAAATCAGCAATTGATCCAAACGGCTGAAGAAGCCATTGACATAGAAGAAGGTGATGAAGGTGAATAGAATGGAATTAAGTGATCAATATGAAAAGGAAATGCATATTGGCGAAAGAGCTAGTAAGGCATATGCATTATGGTTAATGGATTATATAAGAGTTCAGCAAGATGCGTTATTTGAAGAATTTAAACAATCAAATATTAATACTTACGGAAACATACAAGCCCGTATCGCGGCCATAATAGCGATAGAGCAAGCTATAAAAACTGACATTGAGACTGGCAAAATAGCGCGTGATCAATTTGAAAAAGTTAATAGAAATACTTAATAAAGGTGAATTAAAATGAATAATGAAACAATTGTCACAACCGAGTCTAACCCATCACAGGCGACTGGAAGTGTAACTGACCAAATTTCAGCGTTGTTGATGGAAGATCAAGCTCCGCAAGCTGAAAAGAAAGAACCTAAACAATCTAAGTCTAAAGCTCCAGAATCCGAACCGGAATTACCCCCAAGTGAAGATTCAATGGATAGTGATGAGGATGAAGAAGGTAATGAAGATACCCACACTGTGGATATCGATGAAGACGATGAAGACGATGAAGACAATGCTAATGACGAAGATACAACTTGGTCAAAAGTATTAGGCGTACCGGAAGATAAGGTTGTTCTTGATGATGAGGGAGACTTTGCGGGCTTCAAGATTAAAGTAGATGGCAAGGTTGAGGTGGTTCCAACTAATGATTTAATAGCTGGATACCAAAATAACAAGTCGAATACACAGAAGAGCAAAGCACTGGCTGAAGAAAGAAAACAACTTGAAGCCAAAAGAAATGAGGTTCTTCAAGAGTATGCCACCAAGATTAAAGATGCTGAAACACTGACAACCTATCTTGAAAATTCTTTGGTTAAAGAATATCAAGGCATAGATTGGAACGCTTTACGTTTTCAAAATCCTGGTGAGTATGCCGCACTGGTACAAGACTACAACATCCGTGTTGATGAAATAAGTAAGATTAAATCCGCTACGGATACTGTTAAACAGCAAGAGCAATCCAAGTATCAAGAAGAGTTTGGACAAAAAACGCAAGCATATATACAAGAACAAGTTCAGAAAGCGATTGAAAATAATCCTGAGTGGACGGATACAAACAAGTTTAAGACCGCATTAAGCGCTATGCAAACCTTTGTATCTGACAACTACGGATTTACCGCTCAAGAGTTTGCCGATGTAAAAGATGCCCGTATTTTAGAACTCATTAAAGATGCTCAGAAATATCGTGCTGGTAAAACCATCGCTGATAAGAAGATCGCGAAGCCTGTAGGGAAGTTTCAAAAAACTACAAGCGTAACGAAAGCAACAAAAACTAAACTTGAGCAATTGACCAGTAAGGCAAAGGCTTCAAGCGGTTATGCAAAACATGCCGCTGAGACAGATGCCGTTGCAGAGTTGCTTAAAAATCAAGGTTTTTAAGATGAGAGCCATACATAGAAATAATAAACTTAATAAGTGGGAAGTTACTTGTAGGCTTGATTGCAAGAAAGTATATATTGGCGTGTTTAGTGAACTTGATCAGACTATAGATGCTCGTGATAAGTTCGAGCTTGATAATCCAACTTATACCGATGACAAACTTGACATAGAACTGACACAAGCAAGCATCAAAGACTTTATGAATTATGATGCCCTTACAGGACTATGTACCTATGCAAAAGATTATCGTGCTTTTCATAAGAAAAACAGCCGAAAGGCTGGCGATATTATTGGACGAATAGATTATTATGGTTATGTAATCGCCTCTTTCTACGGAAAACAGTATCGATTACACAGACTAATAATGCTATGGCTTAATGGTTCATTGCCAGATGAAGTAGACCATATTAATGGTGTACGTTCAGATAACCGTTTATGCAATATTAGGAATGTCAACTCAATAGACAATGCACGCAATCACGAACTCGCTGTAAACAATAAAAGCGGTATTACTGGCGTACATTTTTGTTCTAAAGTGGGTAAATGGCGTGCTGGTATAAGGTATAATGGAAAAGATATATTTTTAGGGCAATACTATATAATCGAAGAAGCTGCTAACGCAAGGCGCGCCGCTGAAGTAGAATATGGTTATCATGCTAATCACGGAAGAGATAAAATTACTCAGGTGACTAACACACCTGTGAAACATTAATTTTTTCATAAGGGAATCACACCTAATAAGTGATTGATTCGTAAGGATTATTTTGAGTTCAGCAAATTTAGATAGCGCCGATTTGAAAGCGGCAACATACAAAGGGTTATAGATTAGCCCTTTTAAAACACTGTGAATTGCTGGGAAGCCTAACCATTAAGTTGAAGGTAATCAGCAGCCAAGACAATCAGAAATGATTGTAAGGTTCAACGCATAGTTTATACAGTCTTACCCTATCATTACATCTTCTCTTACGCTATAATTACAATATAACGTTAATAAGGTGAGATAGAAAGACAATGAAAAACCAAGAGCGCAGTGCAGATAAAAAACGATGTGTGACATGTTTTGTAGAAAAAGATTATTCGTTATTTTCTAAAAACAAACCGAGTGCTGATGGGTACTTATCTCAGTGCAAAGAATGTCTAAAGGAAAAAAGAAGGAATCTTAATATCACAAATCCAGAAGCTTACGAATTGGCAAAAGCGACAGCTAGAGCCACCAAAGCAAGACTTGGAAAAGAGCATTTAAAAGCATCCAAAACAAATTGGGATATAAAAAATGCCGAACATGTTAAAAAATACCGAGATGAACATTACAAAGAAAATGCTGAATATATTAAACAGCATCAAAGGGACTTGAGACTTGCTAATCCTGGAATTGCTTCTAAACGTACAAAAGCGTGGAAGTTAAGAAACCCAGAAAAGGCATTGGACATAAAAAGATATTGTAATGCGAACTATAGAGCCAAGAAAATCAATGCAAGCGTTTCTTGGAAGGATAACGGTAAAATTGATGCAATTTATAAAGAAGCAAAAAGGCTTAGTAAGTTAATGTGGATAGAGTTTCACGTTGACCATATAATACCATTGCAAGGTGAGTTTGTAAGTGGGCTTCATTGGGAAGGTAATTTACAAATATTAACCGCTTTTGAAAATGTATCTAAACGCAATCGTTTATTAACTGATGATATATGCTGAA